AACTAACCGTATAGCCAGGACGAACCTCAAAAACCATTTCAATCTTACCCGTATCCATAATGCAAGAAATCGCATCAACCAACCAACGCCAACCATACTCATCATCCATCATCTCACCCTTTGTCTTCCAACGAAGATTAAAGGGATAACCTGGAGAACGAGATTTATCGATTCGGCACTTAACCTGATCAAGCGTTTGAATCACTCCTCGCATATACCGGCCACAGATTATACTGAAAGCTTCCTCAACCAAAGCAAGCACATCCTTCTCAGGATACCATTCATAGACCTTTAAATTCTTCTCAAAGTCATTGCACAACATATCTTTAGAAAAGACAGATGGGCCATAACCCCAAGGAATCCCAGGTTGTCCACACTTGGCATTTTGCTCTACTTGCTCGATCAATTCCACATTGTAAGGTGGTTTATAATCCCCCTGTATTCCTCTAGTCTGCCTACGAATAACAAAAGCACCATCGTAAGCATCTAGAATATTTGGATACAGAGGGACTACTAGTTTAAAGGCTGACTTTGCACAAACCACGATACTAACTGGTCAGGATATATCAATGTAAATACATTCTTAACAGTACCTTTCACCCAGCCTCTATGTATCCCAACTACGTGACCATCGTCACTATAAACAGGGGCACCACTATCAGAAGGCCAGGTGTTGATATCATAAGAACATATACACGTCACTTTATCAAGCCTGATAACCTTACCGCTTGCCAAAACTGGCCTAACGGAATCAGGCGGGAAATGAAGAAGTCTCAGTCCTGAACCATGAAGGATCCTAAAAGCGGCACGATGATCGTTAACCTCTTTCATAAACCCTTTGTCCAAGCACTGAAACCTACAAAAATCCCCCGACTGCCCAGGACTTAATTGCTCATTCGTAGGAGTAATAAGTGACATCGGTTCAATTTCAAATTTTCGCCCATCCCAGGTCTCCACCCTGAACTCACGTAACGGTGCCAAAAGATCACTTGTGTCACCGTAAAACACATGTCGTGCTGTCATGAGCCCAAGTGGGGCCCCGAAACAGGACCCAACTTTCTCCCAACCCCCTTGAAAAGCGGGGTTCCTAAAGACGATTTTATCAACCTCATCTTGATCAGGGGTTCGTTTTATAGGACCAACAATCCCCTCAAACACTATACCAGAAATCGGATCAGCAGTTTGGGCGCACCGAATGCAACCCTCACCACATTTCTTACCGGCTAGCGCATGTGGACAACGTTTATCTATGACAGACTGGATATTAGACTCCAGATTTATAACTCCGTCATGAATCATCT